AATGAAGTATAAGTTACGTTATCAGTAGATGTAGCAATTTCTAAATGAGCATTACAGTTAGCAGGAGAATCTCCATCAAAGTTAGAAGCACCATCATCAAAGTTACCAGAAGCATTATCAAATAAGTTATCTATATTATCTACACTCTGTGTTAGAGAAGCAGTTACACGAACTGTGTAACTTCCACCTATGTCAATAGGAGAAGCAAACAAGTAAGAACCTTCAGGGTATAAGTCGTAAGTAGTTACACCAGCATCAAAGAAGGCAGTAGCAGAATCAAATAATCCAGTAGCAGAATCAAATAGTTCAGAAGAATCTAATCTTAAAGCACCACTATCAACATAGACATTAGTTTTAGTTCCTGAAAATGTAGGTGATTCAGTTTGTGTGGCAACAGCATTAAAGTTTCCAATTTCAGTTATGTTAGTAGCTATGATAGCTTCATTAGGAGAAAAGTTACCAGATTTATCTACGGCTTTAATTAAATAAGAACCCACTCGTGCAGGTACAGTTACACTCGTAGCTGGTCTTGCAACTTTTTCAATTAATGAAACAGAATTTTGCCAATCAGCACCACTTGTTAATGTAGAAAATCTAACAGAGTAATAAGCTAAATCCAAATCTGCAATTTGCGTCCAAGACAAATGAGCATCACTTCCAATTATGTTACAAGCAAAATCTTCAACATCAGCAGGTGGTAATAATCCACCAACAATAGTTCTTGTTGCAGTAGTATAAGAAGATGACACTCCTAAAGTGTTTACAGCTTTAACTCTTACAGAATATAGTTCTCCATCTATAACATTTAATATTCTATTAATTAATCCTCTACCTTGTCCAAATATAATATAATCTGTATCTGCACTTAATTTGTATTCAATCTGGTAGTAATCTACAAAGCTATCTAGTGAAGCACCTATTGTTACATCAAGAGCAGTAATAACAACACCATCTGAGTATTCAATTAATTGATCGTCAAGAGTTACTGAAGCAGGACTGGTTACAGAATTAGGATTTGGTAAAGTTGTATCAGCTATTACTGGTGCTTGTGCTTTAACTGACCAAGTATAGAAATTATCTTGATGTTCCACCAATTGTAATGAAACTGTTGAATCAGAATTAATTGACAATCCCATTACTCTAAATGGCTTTGCACTAAACCCACCAGTTACATAAGTTAAATCTACAATATCTCCAATCGTTACGTTTAATGCTTCTGAAGTACATCTTAATTCAACACCTAAAGCATTTCTTGAACGTCTTAATATAATCTCGCAAAGTTCTTCAGATTGATAAGGATTTGTTATGTGTTTAAAATCAAATCGCCCTTCTAATAAAATAGAATTATCTTCTGCAAACATTGTTGCGTATTGATCTCCTGCTGGTAAACCAGAATCATCAAATGGTGGAAAAGATACTGTGTCATTTTGCCAGTTCTTATTTGGATTACAGAATGTTCCTATAACTCTATTGTATTTAGTATTTTTCTTTTCTCCAAGAATTTTAATACCACCAATAATATTGTCTTTGTTTAAACTTAAAACTGATGCACCAGAATCTTCTATAATTAATTTGTATTTACCTTGTGTGTAAGTAAATATTGCTTTCATTGGAGTGAGCAGTTCTCTTACATTGTCTATAACTTTTTGTGATGAATCTAATACTGCGTTTGTAGTTAATAAACTTATTGCTGTTCCAGTTGTATAGGGAGTTACTTGTGTGTCGCAGGTATTAGCTGAACTTTTAAATGAATCGTAATTAGTTTCAAATGCAGAAGTTGGTAAACCTTTTCCGTATCTAGTATTTCTTAAATAATCTAAAAGAATTAAAGCTGAGTTATTAGAGTAAGCCCAAGTAGAAGAAGTTGATTCTCTATGTGAACCAGTACCACCTTTAGTAGAATCTAATCTAGGGTCATAAATCTTTTTACCTTTAAGAGTTACTTTAACATCAGGCAATCCATTAAAGGCATCTTGATTCCAAGTAAATTTAAAAGCAACATACGCAACACCAGATAATTTATAATTAGAATCCCAGTTTGTGCTTTCGTCTAGTAAAGAAGAAGTTGATTGATTGTCTAATCCATAAAATGCTTGAACTGATATTAAACTAGCACCATCTTTATAAAAATTAGTATCAGCACTTCCAACAGTCCTAACAGTTCCATCGGTTAATGAACCAGACCAAGTTACGAGTTTGTCATCAATATAAATTGAATCAATAGATTGTATTCCTGCGTCTCCACCTTCGCAAAGAACTCCTGCTATATAAAGATTTGTATTAGTTGCACCTGAACTCTCAACAAACACTCTCGTTATACCAACTTGTCTTAATCCATAAACTATTGGTATATTTGCGTCATTAGAATCTTTATTAACAAGTACACCTTGTGCTGATTCAAAATTAGAATTAAAAGAAGGTGATTTAGGTTTAGAAGGTTGTAACCAGCTTAATGCTGTTGATACTATAGAAGTTATAGTGCTAAATATTTTTGTAATTGGTTTGAATATACTACCCATTTAATCTCCCACCTAAATTCCAGCTTGGTTTAGTTAGTCTCATTTGATGTTTAACAATCTTATCTTCTTTAACTCTTATCCATTTAATTGGTTTGTCTACTCCATATAAGTTTGTGAAATGATCTTTAGTCCAAGACATAATTTCTTTTAGGTTTCTTTTAGCTAATGTTTCAATATGCCAAAGATTGTTTCCACAATTCCATTCATTAGATTTTAATTGACCACTTTTCATAAATTTATGTTCTACTATATCGTTAATCAATGCCCAATTTGTATAACCAATAATTTCATCTTTATCTCTATGAATCTGATATTGTCCAAGATTATAAGAAGGCAAAATATGATTAGCGATTTGTCCATAAGTATATTTGTTATATTTTTCAAAATGTCTATACACCGATATAATTCGGTAAAAGTCATTCATGCCCTTCCCCATTTAATTTCTTTAACTGATTGTGATGCGTAATCAAAACCTTTATCAGTAGAGAAATATAATTTTTGTGAATTAGTATTTGTTTTTCTTCCAGCAATCTTATCAAAATCTGCCCAATGAGATGCTATTGAAATTGCAACTTCAGAAGTATTATCTGTTTCTGTAATGTTAAAGTTTTCTATTCTTCCATCAAATAAAAGAAATGGGCTAGATATTAATGTCTGAGAAGCATCTAAGAATCCTCTATAAACAAATGCCTGTTTATTCATATAGTCATAATTAAGAAATAAACTTATCATTGTTTGATCTGCACCACTAAATTTTAATACTAAATCGTTTACTGAAACTTCTGATGTTTCTGATGCGTCAGATACTCCTAATAATAATGAAGATGCTTGATAAGTATTTCCATCATAAGAAATATCTTTGTAATGATCTGTGTAATAATATCCTGTACTAACTCCGATATATACTAAATCAACTGGATTAAGTTTATCTGTAGCAAGTTCTGTAATGAGTGAACCAGATAATGACCTTGCCATTATAATACCTCTATAACGTCAAGCTGATATTGAAATAAATTTTCTGTGCCAATATTAAACTCTTGAACATCTGCAACTAAACCTAATGTAAAATCTACACTAGAATAAATTAATATTGTATTGTCAGCAACAGCAGTTCTTAATGGTGGTTCAAATGTTAATGTACCAGAACCAGAACCATTGGATGATACATCTGCAACAATCATATAAACTTTTGTTTGTCCTGTGAATCTAAAATAATCTCCAGCTTTAAATACTCCAGTTGTACTATTTGCCATTCCATCTATTGTGCAAGTTGTTGCACCAGCACTAACAATGCCATCATTTCTAATTACTCCAGTAGCAAGTCCAAGTGTTGTAGATACAGTTGGTGGAGAATAAGTAAATGATTCTAGTTGTGATCTTTGTTTCATTATAAAAGCATTGATCGGTGCAAATTCTGCTCTTGTCATTGGTGGAAAACTAATAGTCATTCTAAATCTTTGCCCATCAATTTGTCTTGCTTGTCGTCTACCAGAAGTTGTTGTTGAAACAATAGTATTCTGTTGCGAAGATATTGATGCTGAACTAGCTACTGGACTTGCAGGAAATGTTCCACTCATACTAAATTAGATTTACCTCTTGCGTTAAGTGCTTGATTAACCAAATTTGTAATTGTTGCTCTATTGTTAATTAATAACTCTTGAACTCCTTTAACATCTGTTGCGTTTATTGTAAAATTAATACTTGTTGCACCAGTATTTCCTAAATCTTGATTAGGTATCATTGTACCACTTTGATTAGGTATAAATAATTCTCTACCACGTTCTCCTACTACATAAGGTTGTCCAGCATTTACAGCACCACCTTCTGCTAAGAAAAACATACTTCCAATATCAAATAATGTTCCTAAATCAAATCCACCACCACCACCTGACCCCCCAAATATATTTCCTACACTTGCCAATATGTCTCCTAAAGAACCACCTATTGAATTAAATATATCTCCAACACTAGAACCTAAGCTTCCAAGAATATCCATTAAGCTACTTCCAATATCACTAAATATTTGTGAACTGTAATCGCTTATTGAACCAAATATATCTGAGATAGAACCAAATATATCATCAAAAGTCATTTTTAATTGATTCCATAACTGGTCAAATATATTTCCTAATTGTTTCTTAACCATATCTTCTGGTGTTGATGCACCAGTTGTTCTACCATCAATTTCTGCTTGTTTTTTCTTTTCGCTTGTTATTTGTTTTTCAACACCAAGTTTTTGCAATCCTATTAATACTGCTATTTGATCTAAAGCTATTAAAGCAATTTTAATTAATTGTTCCTCAACAAGACTTGCAATAATTTTTATAAGAAGTTTTTGTGCTATTTCTTTAAAAGTATCTTGTAATTTTTTACCAAGAACTATAGATTCAGCAATACCCATTGAAACTGATCTAATTGCATCTACTGTTCCTTTAGCTATTATTTTATTTATGTCTGTCCATTGTATTGTAAATGCAGTTGAAGCTACATTTAACTGTGAGAAAACTTCTTGTATTAATGTGTTTGGTTCTGGTGTTGTTGGTTTATCTGGTGCAACAACTGGTTTACCACCCATTCCTATTGCGTCTTGATAACCTTTTCTTGCTTCTTTAAATGCTTTAACACCTTTTCCTATTTGGTCAGATACATAACCAAGAACATTTCCTACAAGACCAATAAATTTTACAAAATCTGAATTTTTTATAAGATCAATTATATCTTTAAGTAATATAAATGTTTCTGCTAATGCTTTATTTAAACCACTATCTCCTAATGAAGCTAATAATTTCTCTCCAGCATTTTTTACATCATCAAAAGTTGTAGATAAGTTTTTAGCATTAGCCGCTTCAGTACCACCAAATGTTTTTCCTAATCCTTGTCTTAATAAGTCTAGTACTAGTCTAGTACCAGAAACACTTTTTAAATATTCTTCTACTGCATCTTTGCTTAAACCAAATTGTTCTCTTAGTATTTTAAATACTGGTATTCCTTCATTCTCTAATCTCTTAAATTGAAGTAAACCCATTCCACCTTCAGTACCTTTAGTAAATAAAAGTATTAAAGCGTTTAATGTTTCTAGTGGTTGTCTTGTAGCTGATGCTGTGTCTGTAAATGTTTTAAGTAATTCTTCGCTAGGATTGATTCCTGATCTATAAAGAGAAATAAAAGCATTAGATAAATCCTTAATGTTAAATCTAGATGTTTCAGAAAACTTGTTTAAGAAGTCAAATGCTCTACCACCTTGTTGAGCAGAACCAGTAACTTGGTTCAATGCAACCTTCATGTCTTGGAAAGCACTTAGGATACTAAAAGTACCTTTAATTAATTCTGCTGTTATGAAAGTCTTTAATACGTTTGAGAATGTAAAGAAGCTTGTTGTTACTTCTTTTGTTTGTTTGTCTATTCCTTTTAAATTGTTTTGTAGATCAGTAAGTGCCTTTTTAGTATTATCTATTGCGTTTAGGGTGATGTTTAGTTGCTGATCTGCCATAGTTTAATTTCTCTTTG